GTGTATCACTCACTGATGTTTGATAGGCGTTCGCAACATTTCCCAAGTTTGAACTATAAGCCATATCTTGACTTTGTTCACGACCTAAATTTCCAGCATCAATATTCAACTCATCAAGTAATTTGTTGTAATCAAATGATTTTTCTTTATTCATTTGTTCTTGAGCATCACCATATAGTTCCCTTGCCTTGTCGCTCGCAACGGCTTGTAACTGTTGCCCTGCCCCTCCGCTAAACAGCCCACCTTGTCCCGCTAATGTATTTTGTGCGGCTTGTGTCGCTTGGTCAATCATATATGAAGCGTTTGGGTCTAAGTAATCACTTACTGTTTTATCCCAATCAAATCCGCTAACTTTTGACGAGTCAACTGAATAATCTTTATCGCCAGCTTCTTTAATGCTATTAATCCAATCGCTTACTGAAGAGGATCCACCTAGCTGATTTTGCAGATTGCGACCAGTTCCTTTTATGGACTCTAAAAGTTGGCTATATGTTTTTCCTGATTTCGCAAGAGTATCTTGTAACGTACTCTGTGCATTATCATACGCCTTTTTTTTACCCTCTACATTAGTAAGCCCTATTGCATCTGTGGCACTTGAAATGATACTACCGATTGACATTTTTTTTCCTCATTGTTTTAAAATTAAGTTTGCTTGGATAAATGCAAGGCCGACTAATGAAACATCTAATGATGTTTGCTCCTTACAAATATAAATTTTGTTTGTTCTTTGGTACAAATTAACTCCGTTTATTTTCTGATAAAAATTAAAGTCTAAGGTGTAATCATAAATAGCATTTGGAAGATTTAGTTTTTTAATTGTAGATAAATTAATTATTCCATCCGATTGAAGAACACCAACCATCCCATTCTTTATTAATACCAACGGGAGCAAGTCTTTTGTTTCAGACGAAAACGGATTTATTACGCTACTTGTTATCATTTATCTTCCACACTCTGTATAATCAATTATAGCTTTAGAAATACTAAAAGGGGCTGGGTCTGTCATCGTTACTTTGAACGCAATTCTTTGGGCTCTTCCGATATTTCTAAAAATACATCTTGAGTTGTACTCTCCGATACGCCCAGCCTTTGCCCACTTTTCGCCAACCCATGTATAGCCCCCATCTACGCTTGTCATAAGCATCACATTAGGATTGTACCCTTCAGGCGTTGCCCCATTCATTTGCTCGTCGTACTCTTTTGCTACATTCGTTTTTCCAGAATTAATAATTATTTCTAAAGAATGAATGATTATCTTTTTGAAATCGTTTATTATTATCCCCGTTGTTCTTGAGCGTTCTATTAATTTATCATTGTAATCTGTATATTTATTTTTATCTAGATAAATTAATTTGTCTTCATTGAAAGCACCCATTATTATTTTGTCAGAATACTTTATAGCGAACGCAGGAAACCAACATTTCTGTTCGTTGTTGATGTCTCTTGTCGCTCTTGTGTGCCATTCATTTTCATCAAAGTCAAAGCAATAAGTTCTATTAGCAGAAGGGAATGATATAACATAAAATGTATGTTTCCCATCAACATAACAAAATGAGAAAGCGTCATCAGTTCTTGTGAAGCTTTCTATCTGTTCTTCTATCCATGCAGAAGAAATCTTTTCTATGCCCTGTCCGTCACTTACCCATATAGCATTAGTACCTACTGATGAAGCTCCTAAAAAAATTAGTTTGTTATTAATTGCCGAAACACTATATGGCGCCTTACATCCTATTGAACTATTTTTTGTAGACGTTATAAATGGTGTGTTGATATTATCTTGCCATCTATATACTTGATAAGAACTATACCCGATAACGAATAGATAGTCATCCATTGCCTTTATAGCAACTATGTTGTCGCTTCTGAACTCCGCTTTTATATAGTTAAGCGAGCCCATCCAAACATCTTCTGTGACTAAAGTTCCTTCAACATAGGATCCTTCTGAAGGCGGGTAGTATTGATTATCGTCTCCCGTTACTAAAGTTCCGTCTTTTTTCATAAAAGTATATCTTGTCATATACTTATAAAAAGCGTAATTGTTATTAACGCCATTTGGCTTTCCGAGTTCGGAATAATAAAAGTAATCACTGTCTTTATCATTACAAATTATTCTATAATTCAAAGCCGTGATCATTGTCGGCCTTATGCTTGTTAGCTCTCCAGCTTTTTTTGGCAACTCCAACACATCGACAGATACTAACGAACTTTCAGTTTCTAAATTAATAGTGTAAATATTAAATGACGAGCATATACAAAGATGTGCAGGCACACCGCTTGTTTCTGCAAAAGATACAGGCTCGCTATTATCTGCAACATCGCCGATATAATCAAAAGAAAAATTATTATATATTCTATAAACCCTTGCTCCGTATACCCCATATAGTAAAGGGGTTCCAGCATTATAGCTTGTCAACGGACTTGTCGATGCAATGTATAGTCCTCTACAGAATCCACCTAATTGTGATAATATTGTTCTTGATCCAGTAAGACCTTTTAAAGCTTTATCCGTATAATGTTCGTTAGACTCAAGTGTTTCTGGGAACATGTTAAAATTTTCTTCATGAGAAATAAAGTCTAAATCTTTATACTTTGACGACCCACCAGTAAATGAATTAAGAAGCTTTTTCATAGGAACAAACCAGCGTTGAACTTATCAAAATTGCTTATTGCATATTCTCCAAAATCATAATTTTTGAAGTTTGCTTCCTTGATTAATTTTTTTACTTCTTCAAATTCTCTTTTCTTTTCTATATAAAGTAACGAGCTTGGGGAAATATCATCGTTCACAAGTAAACGTAATTGAACGTCGCTGATCAGAAGATTTTGATATTCTGGAGGTAGCGTAAATTCATCGTTCAAATTAAATGCTGGCAAGTCTTCTTTTATAACTGCTTCTAAATCATAAGACACACTTTTTGTATCAAAAAAAAGTTGAATCATTCGAACACTATTTACATCTATATTTCTTTTTATAGCAAATAATGATGGTAGCACTCCGCTATTAGTAAGCTCATAAAGAGATGCCAGTTGTACTTGCTTTATGCGTAGCTTGCTTGAATTGCATAATACATACAATGCAGCAACATCTATTCCATTACTTACAAAGTAATTTCCATTTATTTTTTGAGGTGTTTCACTGTGATAATTGAAAGACAGTAGCCCTTGCGTGTTATAGATGTTAATGCATCTATTCATCAATGAAAGAATTCGGTTTGCCTCTTCTAACCCGACGGAATTGTTTCCGCTAGTGTAGTTAATGTCTGCCGCTATTAATGTAATTATATCTCTTATAGTCATTTTAATCCTAATAAAAAAAGACAGCACGAAAAAAACTCTTCGCACTGTCTTTTACCCAGACAGGTAGGGTTAATAAATAATATAGATAAATTAAGCTTATATGTACAACTTAATTATCAGATTGCTACAAACAATAGAGCGGCTCTACGGTCATCAATGCCGCCAGTTACAAATGCCGAATCAATTCGGTACTTTGCTGTTAGCGTGTTGATGTCGCCACTAACTAATGCAGTTGTTTTGATTTTGGAATCAATTCCAGAAATAGAAACAGATTCAAAACCAGCGGTGTTTAGCTCGACCGCATCATATTCGATGTTCCCTTTCTCGAAAACGAAAACAACAGAATATGTTCCTACCGCACCGCAGTTGACAGGCACAGGAACGTTAGTAGCTACTGGCATGACGCTTACATTAGCATGTGCTCCAGTGTTTGAGAATGCACCAACTTTGAGCGTGATCTTTCCTGTAGATGCACCAGTGGCATCTTCTTGCACAACGAAAGCCTTGAGATTAGTTGTATTTTTGCCCAACACATCTTTGGCATAAACGCCTGCGATTGTAAATACAGAACCCTTTTTAATCACAGTAGATCCAGTGATAGTTGTACCACTAGCATCGTCGATAAGGATTGTCCCAGCAGCTCCATCTACTCCAGCCGTGTCGATTACCCAAGCATCATCCATTACGTTCGCAGCTGCAACAGTGAATACAGGCATCTTTGATTCTTTCCATTGAACGTTTGCGAAACGCCCAATTTGCGAATCTTTATACATCGGTTCCAAAATTGCTGGTGGAAGGAATGAGCCGTTAGCCCCTTTAGAACCTAGCTTTGCTGCAACAGTAGGTGACATGTAGCCCACTAAATTTGTAGCTCGATTTTCACGAAGCTTACCAGCAGTTGTTGCTAATGCATCAAAGTCAAGTGTTGAAAGAGCGGCAGTTTGTGCGATCCCCGCAACTGTATACGCCTTGTCAATCACCGTTTCATTTACTGTTTCGCCGTAATTTACGGCACGAGGCTGAACGATCTCTTTATCGAAATCATCAACGCTAGTCACTCGCTCTAATGCAGTAGCACTAAATGCGGTGTTAGCAGAAGAAATTTTTAAGTCTTTTGAAAATTCTGCATTATCTAAAGTTGCAGCTGAAATATCACGCAGCCCATTTTCTGTAATCACTACAGAGCCAGAATCTGGAATGACAACTCGAATGAGGCCGCCTGTACGTCCCTTTAGTCCTTTCTCTGAAGAACGAACGTCTTCAAGAATAGGGGAATATTTTTCAACAGCAACAGACAGAATGTCAAGTTGTGCTGTGGTAATGTTTGTAGATAAGTTTGGCATATTTTTTCCTTTTTAGTACTGATTCGGATACTTTTTCTTCAAGTATTCTTTAGCATCAAAGTCCTTACTATTAGGGTCTAGCCTTGATGCTGTGCTTGATGAAGAGCCTCCGAACTTTCCAGAATTTGGCAGAGAACGTTTAGTTTTTTGTTCTTCTGCATTTTTATTTTCTTGTTGTTTTGGTTCTTTCGTTCCAGTTATTTTTTTAAGAATCGCGTCTTCGAGCTGCTTTAAATTAAAGTAAACTTCTTTTGTACTCAGTGAACTTAGTTTGTCTACAACGCTAGGGTTTCTTGCGATTAAATCAAACATCACTGGAAATACGCTGCTGTTAATCATAAACGAAGACATCTCCTGTCCTTGTTCACTCTCTAGAAAATCAGAATAGTCTTCTTCAAAATCCTCTAGTCTGCTCTTCCATTCTTGTACCTCACTCGGAGTCTTAAGAAAGTTGGCGATAGTTGCGTTTACTTTTTCCTGCTGTGCTCTTTCGGCTTCTCTCTCTTTTTGAGAGGATTCAAATTCTTGCATTACATCTGTCTTTATTGACTTCTTTAATTTGTCCGCTTTAAATCGCTCAAACTCTTCTTCGTCAATAAAGTCATCTCTTGTGAACTCTGGCTCTTCCTCTTTTTTCTTGAGGCTTTGTAACTCAGCTCGCAAGGCATCTAGTTCTCTCTGATGTTTTTTTGCTTGTCGTGCTAGTCGATCTTTTATAATTTGCTCGACATGTGGAGAACTATTGTTTTTAAATTCTTTTTTTTCCTCAGAATTTTTTTCTTCTGGAGTCTCGGCATTATCAACTTCGACCGTTTCTTTTTCTTCTGGAGTCTTGGTTTCTTCTGTCGGTGTTTGAGTCTGCTCTTTTGCAGGCTCTTCTGTTTTTTCTTCAGTATCGTTAGACGAAACGCCACGATACCTATTGATTATATCTTGTTCTTCTGCCATATCTCTGTCCTTTGTTTTTATAAATATAATTAAATAAAATTACAAGCGTTACATATAAACTAATTTTCATACAAATTAATCTTTATTAAAAGCAAGTGCTAACAGCTCGCTTCTCTTTTGTTCCTCTTCTAACCTCATTTTTTCTGCTAACTCAATTTCTTTCAAGGCTGTTTGCCTTACAGTGTTTTGAATCTTAGCCTGCTCATTAGCTTGTGCCATCAGCTTCTCCCGTTGTGATGCATCTACCTTCGCTATTTCTAATTGATAGTTTAGTTCGAACTCTTTATTTCTTTGTTGCATCTCTATGAGCTTTGTTTTTAAAGAGCTTTCATTCTGCACACGAACCATAAGCAATTGATTCTGACTATTAATTACATCGGTATTTATTGTTTCTTGCAACTGCTTACTTTGTTCGCCAAGCTGCTGCAATGCTTGCTGGAGTTGTTCTATCTGTTGCTTACTTTGTACTAATTCTAAAGACAAAGCCTGCGGTGTTTTATTCACTGGCCGTAGCTCTTCAGGTAAAGTCAAAAGAATGGCGTTACTCAAAGCTTCTGCATTTTCTATTTCTAAAGTCTTCACGACTTCAGCCATAATCAAAGGCTTTACGGCATCAGGCACAAGTGATTGCGTAGCCATCAGCTGTTGCCTTAGCATCTCTTTTCTGATATAAGTTTCAGGGCCATTAGTGACTGCAATAGTAAAAGTATTTTCAACTCCTTCTACATAACACAGAAGTTCTAAGCAGATACTCATCAAATTTTTTAGACTTGATTTTGCGTGTTGATAATAATGGGAAACATTATTTACGTTAGCTTGTGAGCGAAGCAATACCTCTGTCGCCGTCGCTTGTGCTGCATTTGTTTCAAAAGCAAGACCAGATTGTGGAACGCCAATGATGTTCGCTATTTGGCTCTTTGCGTTTTCGATTACGATTAGCAAGTCGTTGCTTTTCAATTCTGGATATTCTGAAAATGGAGCCGTTAGTTTTCTCCCATCTACAGACCATTCTTTATAACGCTCAACGCCTGCCGTTGATTTATTAGCTTGTGTGTAATCTTCAAGATAACCTTCTACAGATTCGAAAGAAACCCTTGTTTTTGGGATCAATGGGCAAGCAAGTCTTTCTTTTAACGCTGAGTAAGAGTAGTTTACTATCTTAATTAGATCCCTAACATCCCTTACAATGCCCTTGTAATGCCTGCTTCCTTCTTTCCAAAATTCATTTGCATACAAAGGAACTACTGGTATCTTCTTTAGTTCTTCGTAAACAATGGTCTCAACGACTTCATCGCCAATGATTCTGTATAAAGTAACGCCACTTTCATTGAGAGTAAAGTAACTAATAACGTTGTAACTATACTTTCCTGATTCCCAACATCCAACGTCTAAATTTTTTGATGACTTCAATTCATCTTCTGTTAGCGTGAAAGAAGGAAATGTTTGTTTTATTTTCTCGTAGCTCATCTTGTCTACAAAAGCAATCTTCTGTAT